TGCGGAAGGGCATAATTAACCCCGCCGTCCATTTGACTAAATGATATTGGGTATTCTCTGGGCATTTATATTAATCCCACCCGCACCCTTCATCGAAATTCATTCTGAACCCTTCTCTTTGATAAATAACGTCCCATGCAGATTTTCTTAAATTTTCCGTTATAACCATATCAAGCTGAGGATTGTACCCGGCTAATTCCGACCGCATCCGACACCTTGAAACCATATAAATTTCCAAGGCATTGTTAAACAGATCATTCCAGGGCATCGTTGACGCATCATTTACGATCTGCCTTAACGGGTTATAGTAAATTTTAACGTTCGTCTCTACTTTGGCCCGTGGATGGATATAAAAATTGAGTCCTCTTAGATAAAATTGATCTGGGGTCCCGCTGTCGCTATTGTCCTCACTCTCCCATGAATCAATATCGCTTTCGCTGGCCCGTGTCATTCTTGGATAGGCCGATTCGGTAGCATTAAAAACTTTCGGCTGTGATTTTTCATCTAAAGCCACCGACAAAAAGGGTATGGCTAATGCCGCCAGGGAAGTCGTGTCGGCAAAGGCATTAATCGCATAAGTCAGCGTAGTATTTTGAAGATCAAGTTTTGAGTTCCACTTCATCAACTCAATACTTACGGCCCGCATCCCCTCATTAAAGTATTGCCAAAGCTCATTATCAAAATAGTTTTGCTGGCTGATATTACCGGAAGAAGTTGTTTCTAATAATATCCTTTGAATATTCGCCTTGCTGGTCGCTACGGTTGACATTAATTCCGGCCTTTCTTTTTAGCCTTACGCTCCATTAATCGTTTCTTCCGTTCCCTTTCCTGTCTGACATAAATAGGTTCAGAGGGGTCTATCTCGACATTTACCGGCTTTACCGGCTGGTCTTCTATCTCTATCCCCTTAACTTCTTCTATTTCTTCCGGCTCAGGGACAAGCTCAATAATTTTCTCTTTGTGTTCAACGATGATGTATTTTTTAACAGTTGCCAAAAACGGCCCGGCCTCATCAGTTAAAATGTTAAGGTCAATTTTTTTGGTCTTCGGGTTATACGGCAATCCGCCTTGGACCAAGCATCGTCTTCCCATCTGGTCCGTACAATGTGCCGCCGGGGCGGTTAAGTCGAGCAATGGGAATTGTTCTTCTTTTAGCTCTCCAATATTCATAAATTTCCTCCACCTCCCTAATAACAACGTCCGGGCTAAAGGCATCCCCACAAGCGCAATAATCAATCCCGCCCTTTTCCGATCCCCCGCCGATTAATTCACAGTCCTTGAAGTTCTCTGCATAGATCATTCGGTGACATGGGGAACAGTCGATGTGTGCCTGTAATGAATGATCGTTTTTAAAATACTTAGTCAAATTTGTTTTGTTTGAATGGGTCAACAATCCTATCTTTGGGGTATCAAAACACCCGGCAGCGTTCAATATCCCGGTTTCCGGGGCAATGACTAAATCAACATATTTAGTCATCAACATAGACGCCCTCATTCCCCATTCATCAATCATGGAAACCGACTGAGGATGTCGCCATTCTATCAGCTTGCAAACATAATCTCCCGTTGTAAGAATCACAATGTCTTTGTGACGGGCGAGAATTCTTAGTGCCGTCTCTTCTGCCTTCATCCATGCTTTGTGCATTGAGGACCCGGACAGACCCCATAGGATAAGGAAATAGCCCTTGAACCGATCCCTAAATTTTTGGCAAAACGCCTCTTCCCGATAATCGAAGAAAAGCTCTCCCCTGGGCCTTTCGACATCATCATATCCGGCGACTTTCAGGGCATAGTCATAATAATTATCCTGGCCGCATTTTGCCCTACGCTCTTCAACAGGCAAGTAATATCCCGAATCTTCCCTTTGATGGATAGTCAAAAACTTCACCTCAAGGGTCTCGGATAGATTGACAAATTTATCATAATCCTTACTGATAGCGTCCCAATATTCACCTAATTCACCCCTTGGGATAACGTCATCTTCCTGGGCCATAATGCGATCTATGTTTGGGTTATTCTTTATAACATCATGAGCCCTTGGGGTCGTGTTAAGTGTCACTTCAAAGCCGTCCTGCTTAAGTCTTTTATAGACAGGGGAGGCAATAACGTGATCGCCCCATCCGCCGTACCTTACGGCCAAGGCCCTGTTTTTATTAAGATTTTTAATAAGATTTATTTTAAATTTCGGCCCATTAGATATTTTCTTAAACACCAGATCAAAGCTATATTCATCTCCTTCGTTGTGGACCTCGTTATGGAGGATCTCGTAAGTTGCGAACCCATCCATAATCTGGATTATATCTTCAGGGCTAAAATCATATTTATGCAATGGGTTCCCGCCCTCTTCGTCTTTCTTCGGATAAAGGTCTTTGTGGGGAAGATAGAGAACCAAATTTCCACCTATTTTAACCTTGTTCCACCAGTCCCTTAAGATAACCTCCGGGTCGCTTATATCTTCAAGGCAATGGGATGAAAATATAAAGTCAAACGAATTATCAGCAAGAATTGTCAATCCACCGGCCACATCACAAACGATATCAGCCGCACCCTGTTGATAGTCTATCCCGATAGAGGCAGGCTTTATCTTCTCAATTCCACACCCAATGTCGAGGCCCATGCCAATACAATATGGAATTAACCGATACCGGCATTTTAGCATCTCTGACTTATAAGGCATATCAGGACGCCAGGCCATTACATTAACCCTCCATCAGGGGAAGGGGCGGGGCCAGTGGGGGAGAGAGACCCACCGACCCCTGGCTGTGGACAAAGGCTGGAGGGGGCAGCCACCGAGTCCACGACCTTATTCCTTAAAAGGAGATGAAAGTCATTATTGCATATAAAATCTGTTGCCCCCGGATTCTGCTTTTCGTAAATCACATCAAACCCCTCTTCTATACAAAATTTCTTGAATGAGGCCAATGAGAACATAATGTGGTGTTCTTTTCTCGCCCAATGGCCCCACGTTGGGATCTCTTCTTCGTTTATTAAGGCAACATCGGGCATTGCTATATAGACGTATCCTGAATCATTTAAGATGCCCTTTAGCTTTTTAATCGCCTGTCTGGGATTTTTAAAATGTTCAAAGACGTGCGAGGCCCAAACAAAGTCATACTTCTTGGTTAAATCAATATCTTCGAAACTCCCCTGATAAATCTTAAATCCATTTGGCGATCTAATGGGGGCAACGTCAATGGCCTCTGAATTCCATCCCTTCTTTTTGGCATATTCCATTATGGTGGTATTCGCCGGACCGATCTCAAAGAACTCCCGCCCAGCAACCATAGGAAAATATTTTTCAGCAGCCCTTAAGAATCTCTTGCCTGTGCCGCCATACATATCGACATAAGCCTGGGTATAGATCTCATGGTCTAAGTTTTCCCATGACTGATATACTATCCCGCAGTTTTCACACTTGGCCCAATAATCAAAATACTTTCCGTTCTCGTGCCCGCACAGGGGGCAAGGTAAAACAAAATCGTTCCATTTATCCAATACCTGTTTTTCTTCCAGATATTGAAAACCCTTCTGGCGAACGTTAAACTTGTACTCATTGAAAACTTTTTCTATTTTCCCCTTTATCTCTTCGGGATCAAACCCCGTAACACAATGCGGGAGCCCATTAATCGTGACCGGGCAATAATCAACCGTATAGCAAGACCTATAACATGGAGCGCAATCAACCCCGGATTGAACAGAAAAATCGTTCTGTGTCGGGTAGCATAACTGACTTAACGATGAAGATGTAGCCATATAAATTTTCGGAGTCCCCCACATCCCGGCAGCAGCCATCAGGCCGGTTTCGGGACCGATAGCCAAGTCTGCATATTTTGCCATTAACGAAAGCTGCCTGAACGATGCTCCAAAAGTTCCTACTATCCGTTCGCCCATCCATGAGGCAACTTTGTCCATATAGGCCCCGGCCAGATATACTATTGAATTCTTGTATTCTTCGGTTATCCACCGACTTATGGGTTCAAGAGAGGGGAGCATCTTTTGGGGAGTTGACCCGGCCAACGGGATAATCACGACAAAAGCATCTTTGTGCTTTGACCGCCATCTAACGGCCCACTCCTTTTCTTTGTTCGTATACCCCATCTCTCCCAAGTTGCCAGTAAAAAAAGACGGGCAAGGGATCTCGTTAAACTTTTTAAATGGGGCCAAATAAAAGTTGGTCCCTGAATATTTTACCCCACGCTCTTTTGTCGATAGCCAAAACTCAGGCATTTCTTCGGTAGCTATACATGACCGCTCGATAGTGTTTTGAAGATTAAAGACATATTCAGGATGCAAGTCTTCTTCAATATTAGCCCATCTCTCTTTTGCCCTTTCCAGCCGAGTTTTCATTTCCCCGTTATCAGGTTCATAAATTGAAACTGAGTTAATCGCAGGATGATTTTCAAGGACATGGTATGCCTTAAAATTTAGTTCGGCATGAATATGATGATTAGGGTATTTACGCTGTATATGCTCAATAAAAGGCAACCCAAATATCATATCTCCAAACGCTCGATATGCCTCAACAAGAATGACTTTCTTCCCCTGAAATTTGTTTTTCATCTTTTTCCCATAATTTATTATAATTATAAATTTGGATTATTTTTTCAAAAAATCCTTCTTGTGTCATGGTCATCTTGATTCTATTGCAATCCCAACAGCAGGAAACAATATTATCCTTCGTGTACCCTCTTGTATTGTCAACCCGATCCAATCCAATCGTTTCCATTGATGAACCACAATAAAAACATGGTTTCTGCCAGTATTCTTTAACGTCTTCTATAGACAGAGAATATTCATATCCTCTCCTGTGAGCATTTCTTGCTATTGAATAAATTCTTAATTCCGTCCTCCCGTCTTTATAATTTCCATTTTTTATACCTACGGTATCTTCTTTGGTAAATTTATACCGAGATGATGGGTGCTCACCATTTTTTAAGGATCGGGAGTTTCCTTTATACATACATTCGACAGAACAAAAAATTCCACGTCCCCGTTTAATTTGGTGTGGGCCTACATGAAATTCCTTACCACATATTTTACAAACACAATTATTAATGGTTCTTCTTACTAAAAGCTGAGATTCGGAAGAGTTTCTTCTTTGAATATTATATTTCCTAAGCCAGGGGATAATAGACGTTTGGGATACTCCAAGTTCTTTTGCAATTATTCCACAACTTTTTTTCTTGTTTAAATATTCTTCAACAAAAAAATCTTTACCGAGTTGATTAAGGATTGTTTTTGTTTTATTCATTATTTTTCTCTAATACGGCGGGGCAGTTAAACCTGCCCCGCCATTGCCATACGTTAATTGTTCCTATTCGAATTGTTCACGCCAAAGGAAATCCACGCTACAAACCGGAGAGGCGGCGTTAGTCCCGGCTAAAATCGTTGTTAGGATAATATCGCCACTCGCGAAGGTGGTTTCCGTTACGGTCATATCCACATAGCTGGCGTCAGCATGGGTGTTAAAGGCGTAAGTTCCAAAAGTTACCCCGGAACCAGTACCGGCAAGACTTTTTTGCAAGGCAAGAACCGGCCCGGCAGCCGCAGTTCCACCGACAAGGATATTGATCGAAGCGGCCAGACCTCTCATGGCCGTCAAACAAGCCATACGGTCTATAATGGAAGCAGAAGCTTGAGTCCCGGCCACGGTCATCTTCCCGGCAGTTCCAGTCAGATGGGTCTGTTGAAGCGTCCCATATCGACCATCGGAATATTGAGTTGAAGCCATAAATTTTACCTCCTAATTATTAGTCGGGAGGGCTTTAGTAGCCCCTCCCATTAAATTGTTAAGCATGAGAGTCCCATTTAACTACACGGACATCCGGGTCCTGCTGCCAAATCAGGTCAAACCCAAGCAGGGCGTTCCAGCCCAACTTTTGGGACCTTCCAAGATCCGTAACCTCGAACCGCAATTCCTCCGGTTGAGCAACGGCCTCCATACAGGCATCAGCGCCGAAAAAATACCCTTCACCAGTCACATTAGAAACCCCAATGAGATTATCCATCGCATTGGTTTCGCGAGCGAACCGGCAATTATAGTACTTTCCGACCTCCCCGTTGACCGGATATTTGGTGTACTGCCAAACCGCTTCAAGGGACCCATAGAGGCCGCTATAGGCCGAAACGGTCAGGAGGGACATATAGTCCTCACCACTGATCGCCGGGGCGTTAAGGGTTCCCATCAGGTAATCCACGATCATCCTGACATGGAATTTATCCATACCTACGGAAGCGGTCTGGGTGGCCGTACCGTCAGTGTAGATGTTATAGGTAGACCCGGTAGAAGCCACATACCGAATTTTGGTCAGGTCCATTTTCCCTTCCACCTGCTTGTCAATAACCTTTACCCAGTCATCTTTCATGGCCTGGGCGCTGGCGTCTCTTACGCCGAAAGCCG